CCGCTGAGCAGGAGGCTGTTGAGGCCGCTTGGGATCAGCGCGAGGGCGCCCCTGTCTTTTGGAAGATGTTTAGTGAGCGCCCCGCTAGCTTTGCTGTGCCTCTCGCTGAGGTTGGTCACGGCGCAAGCGGTGAGGAGCTTAACCGCGCAACCCTCGCCGAGAAGGTCAAAGCCCTCGCCAGCGAGAAGTCTATTTCCTTTGAGTCTGCTCTCAACCTGTTCCGTGAGCAGAACCCTGATCAATACAACTCTGTGTTTGGAGCCTAAGCATGAACACGCCTAACATCTGCAAGTCCTTTGTGGCAGCGAGCACCATCACGGAGTTCGCTGTTGTTGCCCTCGACTCAAACGGCAAGGTCGCTGTCGCTACTGACGCCACCTCTGACCTCATCGTGGGTGTCGCTCAGCGCGGCGCTTCTGCGGGTGATGTCGTTGATGTCATCGTTCACGGCGAGACCCGCGCCATCGCAGGCGCTGCCCTCACCTTTAGCTCTACCCCTCGCCTCACTGTTGGCGCTGCGGGTGTGCTTGTTGATGGCTCAACCTCTGGTGACTTCCCTGTCGCTCGCGTTCTCCCCAACGTCAATCAGACCTCAACCTCTGCCTCTGGTGAGCAGATCGTTGTGCTTTTCCACGGCCCTGTGACCGCTAACTAAGAAAGAGGTGATCCATTATGGCTAGCTCATACAGCAACCTGCATCCTGTTGACGAGATCTTAAGCTCACTTGTCGTTGAGGCTGTCCCTAGTGATAGTCAGCTCATCGCTGATCAGCTCTTTGAAACCGTCAAGACTCCTGAGCGCTCAGGCACTCTCCTCCTTGAGGAGACCCGCAACTTCATGGGCGCAGGCGCAGGCCTTGACCTTGAGCGCGCACCTGGTGCGGCTCGCGCTCACATCGGTGGCTTTGATCGTAGCTCTACCACCTTCAAGAGCAAGATCTACAGCGCAGCAGACTCCATCGCGATGGAGGACATCATTGACTCTCAGTACCCAGGTTCTGAGGAGGCGCGCATCGCTAAAAAGGTTGCTCGCGTGATGAAGCTCGCTAAGGAGAAGCGCGCTGCTGATCTTCTCTTTGACGGCTCTAACTTCAACACTGCGACTGCGACTGCTCAGTTCGGTGGTAAGTTCAACGCTTCAGGCGCTGAGCCTCTCACCTACCTCCATGAGCTCAAGGACACCCTCTTTGCTAACGCTCACGGCATCAACCCTGACTCAATGGTTCTCGGTCGTGAGGTGTTCCGCGCCCTCGCTCGCAACCCTGAGATCCGTGGTTATGTAGGTGACAGCTCCGCAGGTATCGCCGCAGGCAACCGCATCCTCAGCGATGAGGCTGTTAAGGCTGTTCTTCGTGACATCCTCGGCATCCCCAACATCATGGTGGGTGAGGCTCGTCAAGACCTTGCTGTGCCTGGTGCTTCTAGCTCTGAGGGCTACATCTGGACTGCTGACACCATCTTCATGGGCCTCCTCCACGGCTCAGACGCTATCGTTCAAAAGAGCGGTGGCGTGAAGGCCATGCCTGTTGCCGCGCTCAACTTCGAGTTTGGTGGCATGGTTGCAGGTCAGTACGACAGCCTCGACCGCACCCGCCGTCACGTATACGCTGAGGAGAGCCACATCTTCCAGGCGATTGACGCTGACCTCGGCTTCGTGCTCACCGACTGCCTCTAAGATGCTCTGCTCTTGTGGTCGACCTCACACAACCCTGTTAGCTGAGCGCATCGATGCTGATCAAAAGGCCATCGATGATCTCAGTAAGCAGGCTAGTGGGCCGACCGCAGGACTGACTAGAGCAAAGGTCAAGGAGCTAAAGGCCGAGGTGAAAGCTGAGGCCGATATGCTCAAGGCTCTCAAGAGAGGGCGCTCGGAGATGCTTAAGACTCTCCAAGCCGCGCTCGATCTTGCAGATCCTCAGACCCTTCTAGCCCTCCCTCGTGATCGCCTCTTAGACTTTGTGCTGAGAGGTGGGTTGGGCCTTGCTGTTGATGACTTCATCGCTCAGCAAGAGAGAATTGCAGAAGCTGCCCTTGCCTCCATCTCTGAGGTGGCGGCGGGGCTAACTACAGACTCAGTGCAGGATCAGATAGACGCGCTCGCTATATCTTCGGCTGATGCAGTCTTTCAAGATGTGATCTTGCCCGATACCCTCAAGAGTGTGAGGGAGGCGCTTGAGGCTATGGTGGTTGGTGTTCCAACCAACCAAGCCATGACAGCGCTGAGTCAAAGATTGGAAAAGAGCGAGGGCCGACAGCTCACCGAGGTGAGAACCAAGCTCTCTCAGTATGGGCGCAACATCACAGCTGTGGTGGCTGAGTCTGCTGGGCTTGATCTGTATCTCTACACAGGGCCACGCGATGGCATCACCCGCGACTTTTGTCGCGCGCTGATCAACTTGGTGGTCGATGAGAAGCAGATGCGAGCGCTATCTAATGGGCAGGGTCTACCTGTCAAAACAAGCGGAGGCGGGTATAACTGCCGTCACTCATGGAGCCCTATCACTGAGGGCTTTATGGTTGCCGCAAAGCTGAAGAAGGCTAAAGCCTCAGATATAGCCAAAGCCAACGCAGGAGCGCGCTGATGATCAAAGCAGTCACAGGTCAGTCATACCTCTTTGAGTGGATCGCCCCTGGGCCTCTTAGCGCAGCTCCAACCTTTAAGGCTTATCGCAACGGCACAGGTCACAGCGTGACCATGAACGCCACGCGCGCGAGCGCCTCAGTCAGTGCAGTGGCTAACGATAGACGCACCCTCACAGTAGACAACCAAGCCTCAGCTCTCCAAGCTGACCAAAGCAAGGCTTACCTCATCACTGAGGGAGACATGATCTATCCTGTGAGTGTGGTGCGTATGGTCGGCACGACTGCGATCTTGGCTGAGCCTCTACCACGCGAGGTGGACACATCCACAAGCGCGTCCTTAGTCTTTGCGATGTACTCATGCACAATCCCAAGCATCATCACAGATGAGAGCGGCTACTATCCTTGGCAGGTAGAGTTTATTATTGACCTCGGTCAAGGCACAGAGAGCCGCATTGAAAAGGGTTTAGTCAAGGTCACGCCTCGCCCTTTCAGCACATCTCTTGATCACGATGGGCTTGTTGATACTTTTCCCCAGCTCGCTGACATGGTGCCACGCAGACAGACGAGCTACGCACCTCAGATCAAGGCGGCGCTTGATGAGGTGGCTCATGTGGTGCGCGATCATCTGCGTGATGAGTCACTGACTGAAGATGAGGTGTTCAACCCTTCAGTGTTCCTCAACGCTCACGCCTATTGCACCGCCGCGCGCGTGTATGAGATGGCGGGTCAACTCGATATTGCCAACGCTATGCGTGAGCGCTGTATGGAGCTCATGGACTTAGCTCTGCGCTCGGTGGCGATTGATCGCGATGGTGATAACGTGGTTGATGATGGTGAGCTTGACCAAGCCAAGAGCGGAGGGTCAGCGCGTGACCTTCGAGCGTCTTGGCGCTCCTATCAGCGCACAGCTTATGATCAGACCTTCGCTCCAACGAGGGGCATGAGGCACTAAGCATGGGCGCTAAGGTTCAGCTCAATCTGCCCAACTCGCTTTGGACAGCTAAAGACACAGCGCGCCTTGCCTCCAACACATTGGCGATGATTAAGCTGAGAACGTCTGAGGGCCTTGACGCTGATCGCAAACCTTTTAAAGACTACTCGATTAAGCCCATCTATGTGGCTTTTAGAGGTGCGCGCCTAAAACCCAAAGGTGGCAGACCATCACGCACAGGGCGCTCGATCTTCTACGCTGGAGGCTATCAGCAATATAAGCAGGAGTCTCGCAGGAGGGGCGCAGGGTCAAGCGCGCTTGTTGATCTGGTGTCTAGCGGAGCGCTGATGAATAACTTAGTGGTGCTTCATGCGAGCGCTGAAAAGTTCATCTTAGGGCTCACACCCAATGTCAGACACTATGGCTACCATGTGAACGCTGATCGTGAGTATCTCGGCCTATCTGCTCAAGACATCAATGTGATAGTCTCAGCGGTAGAATATGAGCTCACCAAGAAGCTCAAGAAGGGTGGCAAGTGATGAGCCAAGGCATCCATGAGGCGCTCTCTTATATCGAGCGACAGATTGAAGCGACAACGCCCAAGACCGATACTCATCACGGCTTTGTGGCCATCAACAGCTCAGGCAGGGTTGGCCCTCTTGAGGCTAGGCAACACACCTCACGCTTCTTTGAGGTTCGCCTTGATAGCTTTGGCATCGATGATGGCGCGGCGGGGTTGTCGGGTAGGCGGCGCGCTCGCTGTGTTTTGCGTGTTAAGTATGAGGTGGGTGAGCTGCACTATATGGAGCGCATGATCGCAGAAGATGCGAGCGCCTTGCTCGTCACTCTCAACGGCCCTTCATACAACCTTGCCACCACAGGCATCATCAGCCTTATCCCAGGTGAGCCAACCACAGAGCCCTCGATTGACCCGACCACAGAGGCGCAGTCAATCATCTTGTCTTTCCCCTTTGATCTACTCTATCTGGAGGCATTATGAGCGTGACTCATCGATCTCTTAGCGTGGCGGTAGAGAGCGCCTTTGGTTCTCTCAGCGCTTCTACAGGTCTGCCCGACAACAGCGGGCTCACCTTTACCTCTATCCCTTGCGAGCGTGACCCCATTATCGTTTATGGCGATCCTGTGGTCAGCGAGCGCGCTGATGCGCGTGATGGTTCTTATGGTCTCGCTCCTGAGCCCGACACTGTTTGGGCTTCAGGCTCTCGCGTTCGTAGGCGTACAGGTCAAGTCAGTGTACGTCTTGACCTCACCACCATCGGCTCAAGCGCTGCCAACTATGACAGCAACTATCTCGGTTACCTGCTTGGCGCTGGCCTCCTCACACAGAGTCATGGTGCTCAGAGTGATGTGCTCTCTGCGATCAGCGATGTGAACACCTTCACACCCACCACCACCTCAACCAATTATGAGATCGGTGCGCTCGTTGGTGCTGATCTTAATGGTCGCGCTGAGTTTAGCGCTGTCACTGATAATGATGTGACAGGTGATGTGACTGTGAGCCCTGCCTTCTCAGCAGGCTTTACAGGCACACCTACTCTGCGCCTCATGCAGACTTGGTTCCCAGGTTCACGCTCAGCGCTCGGCACACGCGAGCACAGCCTCAGCTTCCGTGTGGATGGCGTTGGCTTCCGTTCATACGCTTATGGCTGTGTGCTTGAGAGTATCAGCCTCAGCCTTGATAATGGGCGCGTGATGGCTGACCTCACCTATCAAGCAGCGCTTATCCAAGACGATCACGGCAACGCTGTTGGGCCTATCGAACCCACCTATA